CTCAACCTCACATCGCTTCTGCTCATCGGTTACCGTATGTCCTGCCATCCGAGTCATAAACAATAACATCTCTTCAATCAGGTGACCATACATAAACTTGATGTAGGTGTGTGGCTGTATCTTCTCCTTCTCTGTCCCTGCTACTACGTTCCAAAGGTAGCGGTCAGTACGTCCTACGTTTGACAACCTGAGCGTTCGTTTATCCTGTCGCTTCTCTCTGCCAAACTCGGTACGCATCAGGGCTTTAACACCCTCCCCAAACTTCTCAATCTCAGCCTCTACGTCTACCGATGGGTCAGCATCTTTTGTCTCCATCATTTTGTAGATGTCAGCTACTACTGTATCAGTTGTTTTCATTTAGCACCTCTATCGCTTCCTCTGGTGAGCATTTGAACCATTCGTTCCTACGTTCAAACTGTTGAGCTAACTTATAATGTGCTTTGCTTTCAGCCTTCCGTCTATCTTCTGCATTATAACTATAGTATAACACATAATCACGGAAAGGGCAACTAGTTTGGTAACTGTTCAACCTGTCCTCAGCGTCAACTGCCATGCCCACCTTAACCCACTCAGGCCACACCGGATTGCCCATGATGTACACCGAGCCTTCCTTAACCTGATCATACACATCCTTGGTCTGCTTGTCGTACAACTTAGCAAGCATCTTAGGTGGTAGCTTATCGCCCTTCTTGAGCTTGTTCTCAATACGCCTCATGTCGTAGCAAGAGATACACTTGTAATGCCTCTTGCCTACAAAGGAAGGCCACCAGTTCTCCTCGTTCAAGTGTGTCCCACAACTGATGCAGTGTTTATCAGTGGGTATCTGCCCATGTGTCGCCGACTTTGTACTCGCCTGCGAGGGGACAGTTGAGTTTGTAGTGGAGTCCTGCCGCTTCGATGCAACTGGTGGCGAGTCGTCCGAAAACATCAGCTTCATCTGATCGTACTTCTGTTTGAATTTCATCATGTATATTTCCTATAATCTTATAATCAATGTTCCATTTGGTTGCGTACTCATCCAGTAATTGCAGTGCTTTCTTCATAACGATTGCACCTGCGCTTTGTAGTAGAGTGTTCAGTGCCGCGTGTTCTGATCGTACATAGACCCTTCTCCTATCCAGTCCAAGAACATAACCTCTTCCTGAAGCCACCCCAACTCGTTCTCGTAACCTTCCAAGAGCAGGCGTATTGCTGAGGAACTTTTCCTTAAGTCGCTTACCATCTTTAGCAGTTCCTCCGACGATACTTCCGATCTTTGCATCTCCTGCGCCGTATAGAAAAGCGTAGATGAAAGTCTTTGCTTGGTCTCTAGTAGCAAGCCCCGAAGCCAACTGGTTTGCCGTGTGTATATCTCCCGTGAGAATTTCATTAGTGTACCTCTCGTCGTTCATGTAGTGTGCAAGCATACGTAACTCTAACCCGCTTGCATCCATACCTACCAAGGTGTATCCACTAGGTACTGTCCAGACCTCACGACACTCTCTACCATAAGGTGAGTAGACTGCCGGAACCTGTCCCATGTTTGGTTTGGAATGCGTCATACGTCCTGTGACAGCGCCGTTAGAGTTCACGTAACCATGTACCCTACCGTTGTCCTGAACTGCATCCACCCAACTCTGTATCTGTGCGATACGCTTCTGTACCATAAGGTACTCACCAATAAGCTCCGCTTCCGGTATACCCTTCACCTTGTTAAGAACGCTCTCATCAACGATTGGCTGTCCTTTCTCTGTGAAGGTCTCTGGTTTCCATCCGAAGTATTGTAGGTAACGTCCTATCTGTTGACGTGAGCCTAAGTTAAACTCTGGATAATCCAGTCTGCTAAATGGTGCTACTGCTGTCGTCCAATGATCTCCCAAGAACTTGAGGCCGACTACTGAGTAACTGCCGTCCTTCTTTATCTTAGGTGTTATCTCCTTAATGAATGTTGGTAGAGGTTTAAACTTCTCATGTACCTCGTCCTCCAAATCAAACTTTCTTTCCTTGAGTTTGGCTAACAAACCAAACGCTTTCTCCTGATCTAAAACCCATCCGTTCTTAATTTGCTTGCTAATAATCCCTTGTACCTGACCTTCAAGCATAAGGCTCTCAGTTCCAAAGCCATCAAGGTCACGAAGTAATCTCTGGTACACCAGTTCATTAACTCGTACATCTTGCTCACAATACTCCACCATATCCTGAGAAAAATTATCCCAATCATTATGTTCTCCTTTAGGGAATCCTAATAGCTGACCCCAGTTCTCCAGTGAATGTCCTCCCTCCCGTGATGGTTGGGCTAATCTGGACATGACTAATGTGTCAGTAACTTTACACTTACTAAAGTCTACGTTGAGTAGCTGTTCCAAAACTGGAATATCATAGCCAATAATGTTATGACCAATGACTTCTAGTTCACCTTGCTCCTTAATCCAGTCCTTGAAACAAACGAGGTCATCACCTGACCAAGTAATGTATTCCTTAGCCCCTCTTTCGTAGGCTATAATGCACCATACCTTGTCAGGGTTAAGTCCATTAGCTTCAATGTCAAAGACTATCTGCTTCATTAAAACTCCGATTCATCTACCGGACATACCGTTTCTATCATACGTCCTGAGTCTTTATCATAGAACAAGTAACAAGCCGCACCAGTGAGTCCAACAAATCTATTCTTCAAGACTCTGACCGTGGTCGTGTTACGTACAGTAGGGTCTGCGTGTTGTTGGTCACGTTCCAAACCAATAACTATGTCGCTAAGTTGCGCGATCGCCGCCGATCCTCTGAGTTCTCCCAAACTAATCTTACCTCCATCCTCGTGCGCCTTCTGCCCTGATGGTCGTCTGAGGTGTGACACCAAGAATAACCCGACTCCTGTCTCCTGTACTAGCTTCCGTAGGTTGGTCATAATGCTGTCGATTGCCTTACGCTCGTCACCTGTATCCTGATCTGACACTACGATACTGAGGTGGTCAAGGATAATCCATTTACAATCCAATCCTTTCGCCATGTACCTGATGCGAGAGAGTAGGTTATCTTCACTGGTACTGCCCCAATGGTCGAACATAAAGATGCGTCCTGAACCCATTGTCTTTTCCCAGTAACCTCTCTTCTCTTCTTCAGTCACTTCCTTGTCTAAGTGTAACTGCTTCTCCGCTTCGATAGACATGATACCTAACGCTGTCTTAGGGATGTCCTCTTCTAGCGCAAGGATGCCGATGTTGTCGTCGGTAGCACCAAGGAGATAGTGTTCCAACTCCCTGACAATCTGACTCTTTCCCATTCCCGAACCGCTTGTGATGGTAACCAACTCCCTCTCCCTGAACCCATGGGTAAATTCGTTAAGACACTGCCATGGGTATGGGATTGATACGGTGTTCTGCTGTTCAACAATAAGATTCCAAGTATCGTCACCTGCCACAATACCGTCAGGCCGATAAGACTTCGCATTCCACCACTCCTTAACGAACGCCTGTACTTGGCCACCCTTCAGCATATCGCCTGCATCTTTAACAGGGAGCGTGACGTTCTTCGCTTTGTTGGGGGTGAATAAATCTAACACTGACTTAGCGGCTTCCTGTCCTGCCTTGTCGTTGTCGAAACAGATGACAACATTCTCAAAGGACTCTAGCCATTCGAGGTTGGCTTTGATGTCTTTGCTTGCTCCTGCGGCACCGCTTCTGATTGACACGACTGGCCACTTTCCGTCGAACATTTCGTTGACAGCCATTGCGTCCGTCTCGCCTTCTGTGATCGTGATGTACTTACCGCCACCCTTGAAAGCCTGTTGGCCGAAGAGACCCGCATTATCAAAACCTCCTGTTGCATAAAACTGTTTGTTGTTTACGATGCGTACCTTCGTACCTATCGTTGAACCATTGTCCTTATCAAAGTAAGGATAGTGGTGCTTTGTAATCTTGCCTTCCGTGTCGTACTCTACAGTCACACCGTAACGCTTGGCTACAGCCTGTGAGATACGTCGGTCGGGTATTGATGCTATTACTCCAGTCATCTCTAATGTCCTTGTTGGTTTACGTGAAACAAAGTCTGAGGCAGTTCCGTTGCCTCTCTCGTAATGGTTACAGCCTGCCGTGAAGCAGACTGCGTGTCCATCTGAGTACCTTGCTAGGTTGTCACCTGAACCACACGCGGGGCATGGCTCGTGACGTAGAAAGGTAGACTCTGCTGTCATTAGAAGTCCTCACCATCTTCACCTGCCTCGGCAACCTCAAGCACCTTGACTTTGTTAAGATAGGTAGACGTACCGTGTACCGGATGTGGTTGACCTTCTGCCCACAAGAGTCGCACCTTGGAACCTCGTGTCACTCGGCCTACGAACGGCTGACCTGACGCGTCCAAGACTGGCACCTCATACTTCGTGCTGA